TGAAGAGTTAATGGTTCAGATGATTCATACTATGTCAGAAAATGGTTTTGATATTAATAATGAAGGATTTATCCGAAGCATGGGATTTACAGTAGAGTGTGTCAAGGCGTCTATATATAAAGAGTTAGAGTTAGAACACCCTATGATATCTCTTATGGATATTGTGACTAAAGTTACTATAGATGAAAATGACCAATTGCAAGGTAGTGTTGATGCAAGAGTACTTCATGAATTGAGTGAGAAAATAAATAATGAACCAGACCCCGAAATTTCATAGGCCCTTTTCCCCTACTATCATGGAATCTACTGTTCCAGAACGATTTGTTAATATAATCAATGATTGTGTTGATCCTATTCTTAGTGATGATAAGAAGTCCATAGAATGGGATTGGTCACATAAACTGGTAGGTAAAGTTCATAAAGAAATCCAGATACCTATATCAAATGAAGATGATATAGTGTACACTAAAAATATAATGAAGTCTGCCTGTATATCTTATGTTGAGGAATTAATTAAAAACAATACTGCATACGGTTGGAAGAAGATTGCTGGTGATGCAAAACCAACTATACAAAATATTCATCTAACACAGAGTTGGGTAGTCAGTCAGTATGCAGGCGAGTTTAATCCTTGGCATCATCACAATGGGAACTTCTCTGCTGTGATCTATCTTAAACTACCCCCTAAGATGCATGATGAGATTGTAGAGGATAACAAGGATCATTATCCAGCAAGTGGATTGATCGAATTTATGTTTGGTGAGAACCAAGAGTTTCGTAGTGACAATCTTAAATTTAAACCAGAAGTGGGCAAGTTGTTGGTATTTCCATCATGGCTGAAACATTTCGTATATCCATTTCATGTAGATGGAGAGAGAAGGAGTATGAGTTTTAACGCTCATATGTACGTGGCAGAATGATATTAGTTGATATGAGTCAAATTATGATGGCAAACATTATGATGCAAATGCATATATCCAAGGGATCTGAACCAGAGGAACCTATGGTTCGACACATGGTTCTTAACTCTTTACGTATGTATCGCACACGTTTTCTATCTGAGTTTGGTGAGATGGTTCTTTGTTTTGATTCGAAACACTACTGGAGGCGTGATTACTTTCCAGAGTACAAACACAGTCGCAGAAAAGGTAGGACTACAGATGATAAGGATTGGGATGCTATTTTTGAGTGTCTAAATAACATCAAGGATGAAGTTAAGATACATATGCCATACAAGTCAGTAGAGGTATATGGTGCAGAGGCAGATGATGTTATTGCTACATTATGTTCTGAATATGCAGAGGAAATTATGATACTATCTGGTGATAAAGATTTTATTCAGTTACAGAAGTTTCCTAATGTGAAACAGTATAGTCCTATTACTAAAAAAATGATAAATGGTGAAGACCCTGTTAGATACATAAAAGAACATGTATTCAAAGGTGATACTAGTGATGGTGTTCCTAATGTGTTATCACCAGACAATACTTTTACTGATGGTCTACGACAGAAACCAATGACTAAGAAAAAGATTGCAGCTTGGATAGATCATGATTTTGATGACGTTGCACCTAATGATGAAGTGAAACGAAACTATCAAAGAAATCGTAAGTTGATTGATTTGAGTTTCGCTCCAAAAGAGTTATCTAGCGAGATACTAGATACATATAGGGACTCACCATCAGGAGATCGTAGTCAACTACTAAATTATTTTATACAAAAGAGGTTAAGTGACCTCACTGAATCGATAGGAGAATTCTAGATGTCAGACAATTACACACCACTATATTCAGAAGTTCTGAGTAAACTTTCAAAGATTAAATCAAAGAAGGATAAGGTATCACACTTGAAACATTATAATGACTCATCTTTGCGTATGATTATTAAGTCTTCTTTTGATCCTAAAATTAAATGGTCACTACCAGAAGGCGAAGTTCCATATAAGAAGAATGATGCACCAGAAGGTACAGAACATTCTAACCTATCATATGAGGCACGTAAATTGTTTCATTATATTGAAGGTGGAAACCCGAAACTTACTCAAAATAAACGTGAATCCATGTTTATTCAATTACTAGAAGCACTACATCCAGACGAAGCAGATATTCTTATTGCTGCAAAAGATAAAATTCTACATCGTATGTATAAGGGTTTGTCTGAGAATGTAGTAAAAGAGGCGTTCGATTGGGATGATGATTTTATGTTAATTGAACATGAAACGTACCCACAAATGAAAGGGCCCGCAAATGGTTAAGAGTCCAAGTATGAGAAGTAAGTGGATATGTCCAGATTGTGGTCATGTCCACGAATCGGAGACTGCACCAGACCAAGATTGTCCTGTTTGTGGTAGTCCAGCAGAAGATTACATTCTAGATAACTAAACTTTTTTTAGATTTCGTTTAAAATCAATGACTTAGTGAGTACGATTTCGCTTGACTTATCTTATTCTATGTGTTATTCTATTAATATAATGAGAATTAACAAAGAGGATAAAAGAATGAATATATCAATAGGTTGGGTAGCTTAAATGATCCTCAATATCACAGGTTCTTGCAAATCGACTAGGAAACTAGTCGATTCTGCTGCATGGAGTTATGCAGAGAGATTGATAGGTAAAAGGTTGTTAAATACCTTATACATCGATATCAAATTAGTAAGAAATTTGACTGATAAAGAAGGGATGGAAGGTTCTTGCATCTGGGATGAATGGGAATCAAAATCTACCCCACGTTCTTACACTATCGAGCTCGACTCTAGTGTGTCACTTAGAAATATATTGATCAACCTAGCCCATGAAATGGTACATGTCAAACAGTGGATTTCTGGTGAAATGTACGAATATGTTGATCCTAATGTAGTTAGGTTCATGAAGAAGAAAGTTGATATTTCAAATATGAATTACTATGACTTTCCTTGGGAAATTGATGCGTTTGGGCGCCAGTTGGGATTGTTCGTGAGAATGTGTGAAGAAGATGGTCTTGCAGATCGTGAAGATATGATGGAGATGGCATAGTGATATTTTTGTCACACTATAATATTAAATGCAATTCTTATGTCGATTTTTGTTGACAAATGCATTTAGATGGTGTATAGTATTAATATAATGAGAGTTCACAACAAAGAAAGATATACTATGAATAAAGATTTTGCAATGTTTTCGGAAAAAGGTAATGATAGAGTTTATATTATTTTCATGAGTGCCGTTTTAGGTGAGTGTAATGTCGAGTGGGTTATTAATAAGTTAACTGCCCTTGGTAAAGATAAAAGGTTTGAAGAAGCCACTGATACTGCGGTTCGTGACCGAATGTTTGAAGAGTTAAGTAATGTGTATAAAGGAGTTGCATAATGAGTAAGATGAAAAATTTCATGATGGACATGGAAGAGTTGGTAGATGTTGCCGTGATTGAAGGTGCATCAGATTTCAAAGAAGTTGCTAACTTTGTGTTAGACAACTACAAACCTATGTCTCATGTAGACATTGAGTATTGTAAAGAGTATTACAAAGAATTGAATGGAGTCTTTGCTCTAACCGCCGAGGAGTGGACTGCACCCCTCACAATTAGAAAGGTCAATTTCTAAATGGGATTACTAGAAGGTCTGTTTGCTGGTGTTCTTATGATCACACCAGTACAAGCCGAGGTTCCAGAAACGGAACCATCGGCAGAGTGTCTTGCAATGAACATGTATCATGAGGCAAGAGGACAGGGAATTGCAGGCGTACTTGCAGTTTCTTTTGTTGTATTCAATAGAGTCAAGGATAAGAGATTCCCCAATACAGTATGTCAAGTTATCCGACAGGGCCCGACACGGGAGAGTTGGAAAACTAGAAAGATTAAAAATCTATCTCCTACATTGAGAAAGTATTATCCAGTAAAGAATCGTTGCCAGTTTAGCTGGTGGTGTGATGGTCGATCTGATGAAACTAAAGATACAAAGTTATATTCACGTTATCTAAAAATATCAAAGGGTATGATTCGCAATGAATTCAGTCTTATAGATATAACAGATGGTGCAACATTCTACCATGCAGATTATGTGAAACCAGCATGGGCAAAGACCAAGATACGTACTATTGAAATTGGAGATCACATATTTTATAGGTGGGAAGTTAAATGACATTTGATGAATATCAAGAATTTGCAAGATCAACAGCAGTCTATCCAGAGGATTGCAAAATCACATATCCAACATTAGGATTGTGTGGAGAAGCTGGTGAGGTTGCAGAAAAAATTAAAAAACATATACGTGACGGTAGATCACTTGAAGGAGTGGGCCTTGAACTTGGTGACGTACTATGGTACATATCTGCTCTTGCAGATGACCTTGGTGTAACTCTAGAGGAGATTGCACAAGCAAATGTAGACAAACTTCAATCACGTAAAGAACGTGGGAAGATTGGTGGGAGTGGAGACAATCGGTGAGTCATTTTAGATTTATTGAAAAAGATATAGACGTTAGTAAGATAGTTGCAGAAATAAATCCAAAGGATTGGGAAGTTGCTGGTACTATTACAGGTGCAGCGGGTGATCTAAAACCATATGGTTTTTTACCATTAACTATGGCGGTGATTGATAAAGAGGGTGATGACCCTAAGAATACTGAGAGACAACAGAATACCGCTATGTTTAAAACATATAAAGAGATTAGAAGATGGTTGAAGACTTATAAACTTCATCATCATTCTAGGGCTGCGTTTTTTAGATTAAAACCAGGCGATGCTGTGGGTTCTCATATAGACAATGGTACTTACTATCTTACAAGAGATAGATATCATTTATCTCTACAGGGATCATATGAGTATTGGGTTGAAGATGAAATGCATATTATAGAACCTGGCACTTTTTTCTGGTTTGACAACAAGAGATACCATGCTGCAAAAAATGTCAGTGATGTGGATAGATTAACCTTTGTGTTTGATGTCCCTAAGAGTAAAAAGAATCCATAGGTACTTGACATTTGTGTATATATCGGGTATAGTATAAGAACATTAACAACAAAGGAGTATTTTTATTATGATTGTAGGATTAACTATTATAGGTGGTATTGTGGTAGCAAACACACTTATCTGGACATGGGGACTTTTATTCTAGTGAATATATTCTACTTAGATAAAGACCCTGTAATTGCAGCTCAAATGTCTTGCGACAAACATTGCGTTAAGATGATTTTGGAGAGTGCTCAGATGCTCTCTACTGCCCATCGTGTTCTTGATGGTGATGAGTATGCTGATGACGTTGGATTATATAAGATGGCTCACAAGAACCATCCTAGCACCATTTGGGTGCGTTCCAGTGAGTTGAACTATCGGTGGTTGTGGGAACATTATGTTGCTCTAATGGATGAGTATACCTATCGTTATGGTAAAACACATGCCACATCCAGATTGCGTGATGCTTTGGATAAAACACCAGATAACATGCCCGCTATACAACTCACCGATACTTCTTGGCCTACTCCACCACAATGTATGCCAGAAGAATGTAAGGGTGAAGATACTGTACTTGCATATCAGAAATACTATATAATAGAGAAAGCAAAGATCGCTACTTGGAATAAAACAAGAACAGCCCCTACGTGGTGGAAGGATAGTTCTGATGAAAAGACGAGAAGGTTATTGGGATTACATGGGTAGGAAGTTGCGAGAGGACAAGTCTAAAATGAGTCCTATTCAAATTGACATGGCTGGACTAACAGAAGCACACTATAAGGTGTTGAGTCATCTTAAAGAAGTCTCTGAACACAATTCTGAGTTAATCAAAAAGATTGAAAGATTGGGCGGTGATCCCAAACAAATGGAGTTTAATTTTTAATGCCGACATATACATTTTACGATGAGAAGGCCGAAATAGAGTGGGATGAATTTCTCTCTATGGCAGACAGAGAAAAATTTCTTAAAAAGAACAAACACATTAAACAGGTCATTGTACCAGTTGCGATAGTAGGCGATCATGTAATGGGAGTGGGGCCGAAAGTAGATGGTGGGTTCACTGAGAACATGCAAAGAATTGCACAGGCTCATCCCGGCTCGGCCCTAGATGACAAGTTTGGTGGTTCAACCAGAACACACCAAGAATTGAAAACTAGGGACGCAATAAATAAGCACAGAAAATCCGTGGAACGATCAGGTTTCTCTGCGAGTAAAAAGAAAACATTATAGGAATTATTATGG